GACCAGCTGGTGGTGCACTACAAGCCCGATTGCCTCGTCCAGGTGGACGGGCAACCGGTTCGTAGCAAGCACAAGTGGCTCCCCGACCTGGGCTCGAACCAGGGACCTACGGATTAACAGACCCGGTCGGGACTCCGCGTCACTCAACGATACACCGGAAAACACACGCCCGGAAGAGGTCAACCGCCGGATCAGGAGACCGTTGCACGACCAGATCCCGGGCCTGCAGACCACGCCGCAGCGAGATCGGCGCCGGCACTTTGGGGCTGTGTGCAGACGTCTGCACGCGGCAGGGCATACAACCGCGGCTTGGTCGTCGTGAGGGCGTCGAGCGCCCCGACCTGCACCAGGTACTTGATCTTGAACCGCGCGGCGTCGTAGCCGACCTGCGAACGGTGCGCGAGCTGCACGAGTGTGGCCGGGCCCGCCTCAGCGGCGGCCAGCAGGGCCAGTGAGATCTCGCCCAGCGGGCGGCCGCGTTGGGATGGCATCACCAGGTGGTTGCAGTCTACGCAGGATGGCCAGGTGCCTAACGTGAGCGCGCCACTCGGCGCGAATGCCTGGGCGTATCGGCTCACTCCAGGCCTTGGCATTGGCGTCGGCGACCAGGCGCGCCCTCAGCATAGCAACAGCGTCTTCGAGCGCGCGCTCGAAGGCCGTCATGGGTGCAGTACTTTGACCAGTGACTGTCTGGCGCATCAGATCGCTTCGAAGCCTGCAGGGCTGCCGTCGTCCAGGCCGGGCAGGCGGTACTGCCCATCATTGCGGCTGGCGGTCACGCGGCTGCGACTGGACGGGCTCATGCCGAAGCTGGCCAGGTAGCGGTCGACCTGCGTGCTCAGGTCTCCGGCCAGGCGCGACAGGATCGACTCCCGCGCGAAGCCGGTGGGCGTGGGCTGCCACAGCGCCCGGGTGACGTCCTGCCCGTCATCGAGCAGCCGGGTCTGCTCGGCGGCCAGTGCGCGCTCCACCTGCTGCAGCCGGCCGTAGGCTCGGCAGTACAGCTCGAGCGCCGAGCGGTCGATGCGTGTCAGCAGGTTCAGCTCGAGCAGCAGCGGGGTAATGCGCTTCCACTCCTTGCGGGCCTCGGGCGCCATGTGCTGCGGCATCGGCGGCAGGCCGACCTCCGGGTGCACGCCATCGGCCAGATCCGCAGCACGTAGCGGCCGGTGCGAGGCGCCGGTGAAGGCGCGCACATTGCTGGGCAATGGCTTGGGTCCTCTCGCGCCCATCTCAGACCCTGCGACTGTTCAGCTTGTTCAGCTCGGCGCTCAGCTTGTTGGTGAAAATGCTCAGCGCCTTCGGCAGCAGCGTGGCGGCAGGCCGCATGAAGGGCCGCGCCCGCACAAAGCCCAACGGGGAGCGGCGCCGCTTCGCGATGCCGGTCTTTCGGCCTCGACCACGGATCGGCAGACTGGCGTAGGCGCCCTTGAAGCGCCCCACGATCTTGTGCCCGAACTCCACCCACGGGGCGTAGTACGGATCTTTCGGGCTGTTCTTGCCCCGTGCGGCACCCTTGGGCGCCCGGATGACCACCGAGATGCCCACATTGCCGAGCTTCCGGGCTTCGGGATTCGCACGCACCACGATCGCCTTCTTCAGCGTGCCGGAACTGCGAACACCACGCCGCACCTTCAGTGAACTCGGGTTCAGCACCGGCGCTGCCGCACGCGCGGCGCCTTGCACCTGGCGCGCACCCGCTCGCAACGCATCGGACAGCAGCTTTCGGCGCAGCTGCTTACTGACGTCGGCCAGCGCCGCCTTGAACTCAGGGATACCGCGCACCTTCACATCGAACATGATGACCACTCCGTTGATGATGGAGAAAAGCCCTGCCGGGCCTCAGTGAGCACGGCAGGGCCTGGCTGGCACCTCAGGCGCTGGCGCCTCACTCCTCGAACTTCTTCACGCGCCAGACGGCGTGCGCGTCCCGCAAGATCGGGATCATTCCCAGCTCGGCGCGAACCGTGACGACGTTCTTGATGAAGTTGTCGTTGACGTAGCCCAGGTCGACGCGCATGGTGTCGGCGATGGCCCAATGGGCGTAGCGCTCGTCGACCAGCAGCGGCTCGTCCGCGTCGACGGCCTCGCTGAAGCACACGCGCATGCCGGAGAACATCAGGGGTGGCATGTCGAACGGGCTGCCATTGAACCAGCCGTTGTCGCCGTGGCGAGTCACCACCTCACCCCAGTTCAGCGGGTCCACGATCATCAGCGTCGGGTTGTAGCCCTGCGCCCGCATCTGCATGGCGCCGCGCGATGCGACGATTTCGAGCGTAGGCGCGCTCAACGTAAGGCCGGTCGTCTGGATGGACTCCATCGCCAGGTCGCGAAAGCCTGCAAAGGCTGCCGACGCCACGGTCGTTCCGTTGACCAGCAGCACAGAGGCTGCGCGAAGCACGTCCGTCTGCAGGAAGACGTCGATGGCCGTGCGCAGCTCGGCATCGCTGCTCAGCGACTGCTCGCTCAGGTTCGCATAGCCGGCCACCGTGGCGCGGTTCTGCGTGATGCTGGTGTATTCCGGCGTGCGCTCGGTCTTCGCAGCGCCTTCGCCGTTCTGCACGCCGGCCGACTCTTCGCCCAGCACCACGCCCGTGCGCCTGGCGTAGATCAGCGACTGTGCGCCGGCCAGGGGGATCGAGCGCATAGCCACCGCCGGCAATGTCTGCGGCAGATCGCCGCCAGGCGTAGCACCCAGCGACACGCGCGCGCCGACCTGGGCCGCGGAGATCAGGCCCTTCGTCGAGATTTCCAGCGACAGCGCACGGTTGCGCTTGAAGCTTTCGCGATGGTTGGCGAACTCGCGCGCGAAGTCGGCGCCCAGGCTGGCGCCGACCGGCGGCGTGCCACCAGGTTGCACAACGCCACGCTGCTCGAGCTGCAGCACACGGTCGGCCAGTTCGTTGACCTGGCCCAGGCCGGCCTCGATCTTGTCGAGGCCCTTCAGAATCGTCGTCATGTCCATGTCGGACTCCTGTATCGGGGTTGAAGCACCAGCGCACCCGCGCCGGTGGCGGCCCGTCTCAGCAGCGTCGGCCAGGCGGCGGATCCCCCGCGCCAGCCACACCGTCCTGCATCTCGGGTTCGGCCTCGGCCGCGTCGCGCGCCGCGGAGAATCCCTCCCCTGGGCCACGCATCGCTGCCGCTGCCGCCGCTTGCGTCCCCACGATCCGCAGGGCCGCAAGCATCAGACTGAATCGGTCTAGCGACCTGAAGATGCCATCAAGTCGCTGCAGCACCAAATCGCGTTCACTTTCCAGCGTCGCGCGGCGCAGCTGGCGCATGCGCACCAGGCGGCCCTCGCGATACCGGCGCATCTTCATCGCCAGACAGGGCCGGCCTTGATCTGGATGCTGCCCAGCTCGTGACGCCGGCCTTCGCGCTCGACCAGCACCAACCGGACGGCCTCGAAGTCGGGCAGCGGCCCAAACTCCACGAACAGGCGGCCGCCGCCGGCCGTCGCGCCCTCGATGTTGTTCTTGGCCTGGGGCGTCTGCGCTTTGAGGATCTCGCCAGCCAGGCGCATGCAGGCCACGGCCAGGGCGCGGAAGTCGGGGGTCAGGGTGTCGTCGTTCATGGTGTCCTTCGATGGATTCAAGGGATGCGACGCGCGAGGTTCGCGGCGCGTCGGCGCGATAGGCCGATCCGGTGCAGCAGGCGCTCGACCTGGCGGCGCCGCCACCAGCGTGCGGTGCAGGCCAGGCGCAGGCTGGCGAAGACGTAGGCGAGGGCGGGCAGCAGCGCGACCAGCAGCAGCGCGGCGGGGAAGAGCTCAGCCAACACGAGCCCCACCGATCACTGGAGAAGGGGCGCCATAGAACGGCGCTATGCCCAAAAAATCCCCGAAACCTGGGCGCAAGAAAATCGTCCTAACCCGTCGGTCCTCAGGGGGTTGTCCGCCGACTTTCTGACCGCCCCTACCCGGCGGGAATAGCTTCGCGCTATCTGTCGCGACCAGCGCGCGCGCCGCGCGCCGAAGGTTAGGAAGGAATTCAAGGTTCACGCGATTCCCCCTATATGGTTATGTTGCACTGCGTCATATCAATCTGCATTGGTAATGGAGAAACCTTCCAAAGCTCTCTAACCTTGCTGCTGCACGTCGATGCACCAGATCGCGGCCACCGTGGTCTGACGGATTCGAACGAAGCGCCGGCCGGCCTCCATGCGCCCATTCATGCGCAGCAGCCACTTGCCCAGCGCCCGGGCGTTGAGTTCGCCGTTGCGCTCGCACACGGCCTGCAGGGCCTCAGCCAGGGCCGTGCGGCTGGTGTCGTCGATGGCCCGAGCCTCGCCAAGCTCGGCCTGGCCGGACGGGTGCTTGACCTTGGCCAGCAGCAGCAGCTCGGCGACCTTGAACTGCCGGGTGCCGTAGACCGCGTGCACCACCTCCAGCATCGAGCGCAGCTGAGTGCGCTCGGGGTCCACCTCTTCAAGCCCGCGGATCGAGTCCACCGGGTCGGACAGGCCCAGCCAGACCAGCGGCTCGCGCACCAGGCGTGACCAGGCCTCGAAGCTGCCGAAGGGCCGCAGCTCGACGCGCTTGCCGCTGGCGATGTAGGCCTGCATGATGGTCAACGCCGCCAGGACGTACTCGCTGCGGCGGCTCCGCACTTCGTCGATGGGGTTGAAGGGGAAGACTCGCTCGGCAGGCCGGTCGCACATGGGGTCGATCCGGCACTCCAGCACGCGGCGCGTCAGGTCACCGACGATCTGTAGGTTGTTGCCGTTCATCGAGAACACGGCCTTCGTCGGCACCGATGCGTTCGTCGACTGGCCCAGCACGCGCCCGCGGTACATGGGCGACGTTAGGATGACGGCCAGCTCCGAGCTGGCCACCGGCACGTCGATGTTGTCCAGCGCGATGTGCTGGTCACCCTCCAGCAGCGAGGCGAACAGCACCTTGCGCAGCTCGGCAGGATCGTCGGAGTAGGCCAGGAAGGCCGGCTCGCGGCCGGTGGAGATCACCGACGCGGTGCGGATCAAGGTTGACTTCCCGCTGCCGGCCGCGAAGGCGTTGACCGAGAAGGCCGGCGCCGTCTTCAGGATCGGCCGCACGAAGGGCGTCAGGATGAAGGCCAGCGCCACCGCTTCGTCGACCTCTTCCATGAAGGGAAAGCCCTCCAGCAGCTCGCGCAGCAGATCCCCCGCGGCCTGGGCCTCGCTGCGAGTTGGCGCGTCGAGTGGGGCCTGGAACTCGGCGAAGGGCAGTTGCAGCAGCAGGCCGGTCTCGGCGTGGAATCCACTCTCCCACAGCACCTGGCCGCCGGCCAGCATCACCGGATGCTCGACCACGGCCTCAAGCTCGGGGAACAGCCACTCCTGACGCGCCAGCAGTGTCTGCGCCACCGCGCGCGGGCAGTCGACGCGCTGCAGCTCCTGGGTCTTGCGGTTGCGCCGCCACACCTGCAGGTGGCGCGTGATCAGGTCGGCCAGCGCCACGTCGTTGATCGGGACGATCCGCGGCGCGGCCGGGTCGCGCTCGATGCCCTTGCGCTCGGGTCCACCAGCGACCACGCGCACCAGCATGCCGCCGCGCTGGTAGATCGGCACCTTAGCCTTGATGAGCAGCTGCTCGATCTCGTCGCAGACCCTGGCCAGGTCGCCGTCGCCTTCAATGCAGACGCTCTCGGCCATGTTGTCGATGTAGGCCTGTTGCGAGGCGCTCAGGCTCGGCGCGCCGTCCTTCATCTCGCGCTCAGTTGCTGCCGGGCCGCCTCAGCGCCGGCGGCCAACAGAAAGCTGTCGAACTTGTCGGCGTGCACCCACCAGCGGCCGGCGTGCATCAACAGCGCGTTGGCGTCGATCAATGCGGCCTTGTGCCGCCGCACGTACCACTGGAAGGAGCCATCGCTGGCGAACAGCCGCTCGCGCGCCTGGCGATATTCATCCGGCGCCAGCAGCGCCGAAAGGTCCGAAGGTGTCATGTGAAATCCCCAGCATTGACGGGCCTGACAGGGCCGCGCCGCTCACTGCATGTGAGCGTGTGAGGATTTCAGCGAATGGCAGTGTTTGCGGCATTGGTGCACTTCGCGAAGGAAGTGCACCAACGCTCAGCGCTTGCCGTAGTACAGGTCGAACACCCAGGCGGGCTTTTTGCCCAGCAGCTCGGCCGCGCGCTCGAAGGCGGTCCCTTCGAAGTAGCCAGGGTCCTGCAGGGCGGCGCCTTGTGCGTGGAAATGGTCGACGTGAAAGCGCACATGGCTGCGCAAGGCCTCGCGCGCCTGGGCGTTTCTTTCAAGCTTGCGGGCCGCCACGCCGAAGGCCTCGGCCAGGTCATCGGTCTGGCCTTCGGCGTAGCGCCTGAAGGCCAGCTCCAGCTGCGCCACCAGGTAGGGCGACAGCGGAACGCCTGCATGCGCCGCCAGCAGCAGCGCATCGGCCAGGGAACACTCGCCGCGCGCGTGGCGGGCGTCCCAGTCGTCGAGGCTCCCCGGTGCCGTCACCCGATACCCCCCAACAGACGATTGACCAGCGCGGCCTTGTGCCCGGTGGCCAGGTGGCTGTAGCGCTTTGTCATCTGCATCTGTCTGTGCCCGAGCAAGTCGCCGATCTCCAGCAGCGTCGCCCCATTCTGCGCCAGCATCGACGCGCAGGAATGCCGCAGCGTGTGGAAGGTCACGCCGCGGATCCGGGCGGCCTGCAGCGCCTGCGCGAAGCGCGGCTCGAAGGCATAGGGCCGCGACCCGTCGCGCGCCGCGCCGAAGATCCGCACGGTCGGCCCGGCCTTGAAGCGCTGCAGCTCGGCCAGCACGGCCGGCACCAGCGGCAGCACCCGCGGGTCGCCGTTCTTCGTCCGCGGCACCGTGGCCTGGCTGCGCTCGAAGTCGATGTCACCCCAGCGCAGGCCCTGCAGCTCGCCCTTGCGCGCGCCGGTGGTCAGGGCCATCAACACCAGCAGGTACAGCCGCGGCCAGGTCGAGGCCTTGCAGGCCTGCAGCAGCCGGTCGCGCTCGTCGTCGGACAGGAAGCGGGTTTTCTCGTTGTGCTCCGGCCGCCGCTCGATGCTGCGGCAGGGGTGCACGTAGCCCTTCGGCGCGATGCGGCGCTTGATCGCCCACGTGAGCACCGCGGCCAGGCTGGCCGCGTAGCGGTTCACCGTGGCCGGCGCCAGCGGTTTCTTCTTGGCCTTGTAGATCGGCCGGCCGTCGGCATCCTGGCCGGCGAAGAAGCGGCTGGCCTGGTTGGCCAGCGCCTCCAGCGCGACGTGCACGTGGTCGTCGCTCAGGTCCTGCAGCGCTACCTGGCCGACCTGGCCGCGCCACCAGCCCAGGCGCTGCACGCGCGTGCTGTCGCGGCCGGCGTAGTGGGCCATGTACAGGTCGACCAGGTCAGCCAGCAGCATCGTGCCCTGGCGCATGGGCAGGGGTGGCAGTGTGGTGGCGCCGCTCATGCGTGCCTCCCGATCTCGGCATCCAGCACCCGCAAGGCCTGGCGCATCAGGTAGACCGCGCCCCAGACGGCCTCTTCGTCCAGCTCTTCGGCGTAGCGCTCGACGATGGCCAGGCCGCAGCCCAGCAGCATCGAGGCATCGGAGGCGATATCCCTGGACGAAGCCGCGCGCTCGACGCAGACCGATGTGCAGTCAAGGCCGAACCGGCCCAGTGTGGGGGGAGGCGCATCCGGCGCGGCCACCGGCACCTCGGGAGGCGCCGCAGGATCGACAGCCGACCGACGCACGGCGGCCAGCGCCAGGACTGCGGGCAGGGGAGGCTGCTTACTCATGGGCAGGGCCTCCGGCGCTGTTGTCGAGCACCAGTTTCGCCTGGCGCAGCAGGTAGAGCGCGCCGTACAGCGCCTCGTTGTTCAGCGAATCGGCGATCGCGTCGAGGATGGCCACGCCGCTGCCCACCAGGCACAACGCGCTGAAGTTCACGGCCTCGGCGCTGCTGCCTGGGTGAACGTGCAGATCCGCGCACTCAAGCCCGAAGCAGCCGGCACGCGGCTGCTGGCTTGTGTCGACGGCCAGGGGTTCGCCCGTCAGGGGGGACGGCGGGACTCCGGATTGCGTGGCGCTGTCAGTCGCTGCGCGTCCACCGGCGGACTTCTTCGTTGAGGACATATCGTGCTCCGAGTGAGTTGAACACCGCCGAATACCGGCGGACTTCACGCGAAGCCCCGAAAGGCCCGTCAATGCTGGGTTTTGGCTCCCCGTTGTGGGCAAGCTGCGAACCGCCACCGCGATCATCCGACGGCCAGCGCGCGCCGACTTGGTGCTGCGCCTGGCGGCCTGAGCCCCGGGCCCCTGCGCCCCCCTGCGCCT